CAAAAACTGTTTCGCGAAAACTTACGAAAGTGGGAAAGAAGATAACAATAGTATAGATAGTAATGACACAGACTCATTCTCACATGATGATGTCACTGCAATGACATACTACTTAATGCGTGCAGCGGATCCAAAACTCAAGGAACGTATTCTATACAAAACAGAGAAAACGTTAGACGATTTAAAAGAATCGGTAATTACATTACACGAATGGCAAGAATTGTGCGTTGCAGGTGTTTTAGAACGTGAAAAAATGCAAAAGATAATAAATCTTAATCCATTTGTTCAAGATATAAAACAGACTATAGATAAACAGAGAAAAGACGAAAAAGTTAAAATACAAGAACGTGTCAAAAAATTATTTTACAAAAATTAAAATCTTATTTTTCTTCGCTGTCCGGTTGGATACGTAACATGGATGGTATATTTTCTCGACACCTAAAATCGTCTAGTGTACATTCAGATTTGTTACTAATCAATAAACCCAACCCGAATACTATAAATAATGTTCTGATTATCATACTTATAGTATTAGTATACTTTTTAAAGAAAAGTAGCACTTTATTTCACCATCGTCTTAATCTTTGCAATCGCTTTAGCAGGGTTTAACCCTTTAGGGCACACCTTCGTGCAATTCATTATCGTGTGACATCTATACAACTTAAACGCGTCGTTCACTTGAATCAACCTGTCTTTCTTCCTCTCGTCTCGTGAGTCGTTGATCCATCGATACGCTTGTAACAACACCGCTGGACCTAAATATTTGTCTGAATTCCACCAGTACGATGGACACGATGTTGAACAACACGCGCATAAAATACACTCGTATAAACCATCCAATTTCTCGCGGTCTTCTTTCGACTGTAAATTTTCGTGGCCACTCGATTTCGTCTCTTCTTCGTCACGAATCAACCACGGTTTGATCGACTTGTATTGTGCATAAAAGTTACTCATATCTACCACTAAATCTCGTACGACAAACATATGTGGTAACGGTGCAACCTTTGTCGTCTCAGACGCGGTTGTTTTATCTACTTTCGACAGACACGCTAAAGTGTTCACACCGTTGATGTTCATCGCACATGAACCACATATGCCTTCTCTACACGATCTCCGGAAACTCAACGAGTGGTCTTGTTCGTCTTTAATCTTTAAAAGCACGTCGAGCATCATCGGCCCACAATCGTTCAAGTTGACTTGGTACGATTGATACCGCGGTTTCGACTCTTCGGAGCCTTTCGGCGCTTCCGGGGACCATCGATATATGTCGAAATTCTTCACCAGATCGGGAATCATACGAGTAACTGGTAATATCCTAGGAATACTAGGAACAAATACTTTATTCATTTTAGTATTATTAATAATCAAACATTTTTATACACAGTTTTTATCGTCTTCCAATGCGTGTAGGATTAGGAACAGCTATACCACTCAATGAGTTTGTACCTTGATTAGTAAAAAGTGATTCTAACATACCGCGTGGCTGAAGAAGAGCTGGTCGAGAAACACGTTCGAAACGAGATACATTCGCACGTAAAAGTTCACGTTTTTGTTCTAATACCTCATGTCTTAACGCTTCATTATCCTCAAGTATTTTATAATAATCGTTTGTTAAATCAAGTAAATAACTATCGCGTGCAAGATCTTCACCTGTTAAAAAAAGTTTTTTTAAATTATCACATATCTCTATATATACACCTTCGGGTAAAGATTCCTTATGTTCGTCGAGAAGTGACATTGTTGCACGTATCGGATTAGTTGACATTAGTCACTGTATTATATTAAAACCATGTTATTTTTTTATCATTAATGAAAAATCATAAAAAAAATTATTTTTGAAAATATTGAACAAAGTCGATGAAGGAGTTTGTATAAAAAATAAAAAAGTTTTTATTTACCACACCCACATTTTGGATCTTTTTCCGTAACTCTCAATAAAATGAGTAATGATATAACCGCGGCAAATGCGAGCATCCAATTATTTGGTTCCATGTTTTTTATAATACAATGATATTTTTTTAACGCCTGGGTCTGGTATTATTGTATTTTGGAAACAAATCCTTATTCACTAAAGTTATATTAGCCCTTTGGTTATACCCGTAATACTTTATTGAAATACCCTTTGTATTACTAAACTCCTTTTCTATAATTTTTTTCCATTTTCCAAGATGTGTTTTATAATATACTGCATTTCTCATCACGTATTCAATCTTTTTAAATGCGCTCTTACCCACAGTTTTTTCGTATTCATCTAGAACGAATTTCTTATTGGGACGATCATTCTTACGCGTTTCGATAAAGTCTATAACATAGTACCCGTGACGATCTAAAATTATATTAGCTTGCATTCGTGGGTAATATTCCATGTACCTTATCAAATCGTTTTTACTTGGAAGTGTAAAATAACCCTCAAAACCTGGGTGACTATGATATGATAAATAAGCATCATCAATTGCACTATAATTACCAATAATTGTACCACGATTACCACTTGTTTGACGAGTAGGAGGGTTAAAAACTATATCTCTATTAACTGAACGACTCATATCAATTGTACCCATATACTCATACCCTTTCCTGTTAGTAATTAACATAACACGTCTAAGTTGTTGTACAGTTTTTTCTGGGAGTTTAACTGTTATGATTAAATTGGTTTCCTTTATAGGAGTTGAACGTGTAGAATTTATTTGTTTTCTTGGTAAATTAGAATTAAGTCTATTTATATTCATGGACACAGCTTCATTTTTATTGTTATTATTGATATTCATGGGTGTTGGCACCATGGTTTCTCTACTATTCTATGATATTTTTATTGATTCGGTTTTCAATAGAAATATTGTTTGTTTATTTATCTTCTTTTTTATCCTCTTCCTCAATACGAATAGCGTATCTTGAATTTTTATTAAAGTGTTCGTAATCGATTTCACCATCTGGTGCAAATATTTTAGTTAAAAAGCCTTTCATATTAAAAGGGTTTTTTTCTTTCTCCGAAGTTTTTTTAATATCTTTGTATTTCGTATATTTAGGTTTTTTCTTATCGTTACTACTACACTTAATAACTAATCGTGGTCGTGACACTGTAAACATTATATTATACTATTCACCCATCTTTTTTTTAACCCTTGAAATGGCATCCGAATGCTCTTTATGAAGTTCCTGTAAAACTTTATAGTAGGCCTTTTCTTCCCTTCCTTCTGCACGTATACAATGTGAACGTATAGCATCTATACGTTTTTCTATACGTTCGATATCTTCTTTAGAAGATTTAGTCTTTACAGACGTTCTTAAAAAAGTGGGGGACGCGAGTGGTATTCTCAACATACTATTACGTCCGATTTTTATAAACGATTGCTCGCCCATTCGAATTTGTATTAATAACACTTTGACTATGTTTTAATTTATTTGCCTCCTGCTGGATATTGGCAAGTCTCTTATTTTTATTAAAGAACTTTACGGCCATTATTTTATCGTTTCGTGGTGACTTAGGTATATATACGTTCCCCTTAAGACGTTTTAAATCGTAATGTTCAATTAAATACTCTCTGAGATCTTTCTTATTTAAATTTATTGTTACGACCCCCGGTTCTCTTTTGTAACAGGTTTCATGTATACGGAAGGTTGACATTTAATATTACCAGATATTTTAGTTTCTTGCTCTGTATTAAATAAATTCATGGCTACCCATGACCCAACACCAGCTCCGGCTCCGGCTAAAGACGTAAGAGATATAGTTGCAAGTGCTAAGAGATGTACTGAGTTTGTATGAACAGTCATTATTACATTCTATTTAGATATTTCTGAATGGAAATAAGCACAGAAATTTTTGAGTGCTGGTAAAATTTCCGATTTCCATTTCATTTGGTCTCTATAAATTAAATACGTTTTGCGTTTATCGTTATACTGTTCAACAAGCTCACATTTATCTAAATCTAACATTTCCATATAGACTTGACACTGAATTTCTTCATATAATCTAACACTGTTGAATAAACCCCTCGTCCTGTTCTTAATTTCAATTATTGTTTTATCGTCCCTTATACGATCTATACATCCGTGTATTCTGTAAGTAGTACCCTCAATTGAACATACATCGTATTTATAACATGTATTATCTTCTTTTAAATTTTCATAATTTGAAGCTGTTATTTCCTCGTGTCTCGTCCCGTGATTTGTATATAATGTTTTTCTAAAGTGTTCTTCGACGATATTTATATCCTTATCTGAAAGTGTTGATTTCATGTGTAATTGATTTGAAATCGCATTAAACTTTCTTTCAATATCAGAACTGTTCATTGATTTGTACGTCTCGGTATCTTTAAACAAAAGTTTAGACGCTTTACATTTTTGAATAGTATCCAATGCTTCTTGTTCTTTTGTTTTTCCTTCAAATGTCTCGGGTGCGTATTTCGCCCATAAATTGTCGAGGACCTCTTTTGGTTTCTTATATGGATTCATACCGACGATCGAAGCTATATCACTCGCTTTGAGTATTACCTTCTCAAGACCAACCTCTTTCATTTTGAATTCATTATCACGAAGAAGGGGGTATATTGTACCACACGCCCGTGAATCGTTCAAAGCATCGTGGGCATCAAACTCTTTACCGAAATAGTGTTTATACACTGTCAATAGTTTATGATTGTATAATCCAGGTAAAACAGAACGCGCCATTTTGAGCGTATCAATAAAGTGTATGTGTTTAAATGGTTCGACACTGAACCCCCTTCGATAACACTCGGAAAAGAAACAGTTTTCATCAAACGTACTATTGTGCGCCACGAGTATAGACGTATTCGAAACAGCCTCTTTAAAAGCGGCGTACACGTGCCCAAAAGGTTCGCCTTTATGCACTGCATGTTCATGTGTAACACCATGAATTTTTGTAGATTCCGGTGGTACATCAAATGTATCTGGATATACAAGTCCGTGATAAGAACTCAATTCACGTCCTTTAGATGAATATTTTACAAATGCGAGTGTAAGCATACGACACTTATCAAATAAATGAACATTTTCATATGTTGCTTTACTGTAACCCATTGGAAGACCAGTGGTCTCTGTATCCCATGCAATGTAGTTCATTGTGTTACTATTACATGTAATATATTCTTTATACTACTTAGGTGATTAAAATAACGCGATTCCACCATTTAAATGTTCGACAATACTTAATGCTAGTAATCCAACCATAGCCCCTCTACCATTAATAAGTTCGGCGCGTTTCGTAAACGGGCCGAATTCTTTGTTGTCATCAAGACCTTTAACTCTTGGTGCAATAGATGCTGTTAAAATAAAAAATGATAAGATTGGAATAATAAAAAAACCCCCCGATGGGTATGTAACCGTATCGGTCACACCGTCATTAAGTATAAACGTTCTTGTTTTGAAAACTTGGTTCCAAAGTGATTCTTGTTTCGTTAATTCGTAATATAACGCTAAAGACCACCCAACTTGTGCGACACGACCATTAATCTTTTCAATAGACTCCGCGTTTTTGAATACCGATAAAAAATTCTCTTCGTATTTTTTTATTATAGTATCGCCTTTTTCATAACTCTCTGTAATCGAAATTGGGGATTCTATCTTATTATTCCGAATCCAAATAGTTCCCGGTTTATCATTAGATGTATCCAAATAAGTATCTTCTTTTTTAGAAGAATATCTTTTTAATCGTCCAGTTCTGTGTAATTTGGGTGTAATTATATTAAGTCTTAATGCGCTGTTCATATTTATTAATATACTATCTAAATCTTTAATCCACTTCTTCAATAGTTGGTCCAGTTGAAGCTGGTTCAGGTTCGGTCTCGCCTTTCTTTTCTTCGGCGTACATTTTCACCATAATTGGAGTACACACATCCGTAAGGTCCTTTTGTTTAGACTCAAACTCTTCCGTTTCGGCAGATTGGTTTGCGTCTAACCATTCAAGTGTTTCTGAAACCTTTGTTTCAACCGTTTCCTTATCTTCACCTTCAAGCTTTTCGATCATTTCTTTCATTTGGTAACAATAATTTTCGAGACCATTTTTAGATTCAATTTTCTTTGCATACTTTTCATCTTCCTCTTTGTATTTTTCCGCGTCTTGGACCATCTTTTCAATATCTTCTTTCGATAACCTTCCCTTATCGTTCGTAATCGTAATCTTTTCGGAATTACCCGATGCCTTATCTTCGGCACTCACATTCAAAATACCGTTTGCATCAACATCGAACCTTACATTAATCTGTGGTGTACCCCTTGGTGCGGCCGGAATACCCTTTAAATCAAACGTACCAAGTAAACTATTATCCGTCGCCTTCTTACGTTCACCTTCGTAGACTTTAATCGTCACCGCAGGTTGATTATCTTGTGCCGTTGAAAATATTTGTTCCTTCTTAGATGGAATTGTCGTATTTCTAGGAATGATAGGGGTCATAATACCACCCATAGTTTCCAAACCCAATGACAAAGGTGTTACATCTAGGAGTAACAGGTCTTGAACAGAGTCGTTCCCTTCACCACTTAAGATTGCTGCTTGGACCGTTGCACCATACGCGACCGCCTCATCGGGGTTAATCGTTTTATTCAACTCTTTACCGTTAAAAAAGTCCGATAACATTTGTTGAATCTTTGGGATACGCGTCGAACCACCAACCAAAACAATTTCGTTAATTTTTGATTTATCGATCTTTGAATCGCGAAGTGTTTTTTCGACCGGTTCCATACATTTACGGAACAGGTCCATACACAGTTCCTCGAAACGCGCGCGGGTAATGGATGTATAGAAATCAACACCATCGTATAACGAATCAATTTCAATAGTTGTTTGTGTTGTTGAAGATAACGTTCGCTTTGCGCGTTCACACGCCGTTCGTAGACGACGAAGGGCACGCGGGTTACCAGAAATATCTTTCTTATGTTTACGTTTAAACTCTTCCGAAAAGTGTCGAAGGAGTCTCGAATCAAAATCTTCACCACCCAAGTGTGTATCCCCCGCGGTCGCCTTGACTTCAAAGATGCCCCCTTCAATGTTCAGTACCGAAACATCAAACGTACCACCACCAAGATCAAAAATGAGTACGTTCGTATCGTCATCTTTGTTCTTATCGAGACCGTATGCGATAGCCGCCGCCGTTGGTTCATTGATAATACGAAGACATTTCAAACCTGCAATGGTCGCTGCATCTTTTGTAGCCTGTCTTTGTGAATCGTTAAAGTAGGCCGGGACAGTCACAACAGCATCCGTCACTTTCTTACCAAGATACGATTCCGCAATATCTTTCATTTTGGTAAGTACCATCGATGAAATCTCTTCAGCTGCAAACTGTTTCGTTTCACCGTTAAAATCAACTTCAATCATTGGTTTATCCGCGGCACCAGGTATGACTTTATACGACCAATCTTTCATATCGTCTTGGACCTGTTGGTCCGAAAACTTTCTTCCGATAAGACGCTTTGCATCAAAAACTGTATGTTTAGGGTTCATGGCTGTTTGGTTCTTTGCCGATTCCCCAATAAGACGTTCATTATTTTCTGTAAACGCGACGTACGATGGGGTCGTTCGATTCCCTTGGTCGTTCGCGATAATTTCTACGCGGTCGTTTTGCCAAACGCCGACACACGAATACGTTGTTCCTAAATCAATACCGATTGCTTGAGTCATTTTATATATTTTGTACACGCACCATTTCTTTATGTAAAAAAAATATTGTTTGAAGGTAGGATAATGTTTAGTAGAATACGAAAAAGACCGTCCACATTTCAAATGCTACAGGAAAAAAACGCGATGAACGCCGCAGTGAAACAAGCAGCAGCGAAAAAAGCAGCGGTGAAAAAAAGAGTACCATCCAAGATTCAACAATTGAAAGGAGTACGGAAACCAGTTAAAAAACCAGTAGCGAAAAAAACACGTACAAATCAAGCTGATGTAATAAAGTCTAAACTTTTAACAGTAGTGAGAAATATACGTAATAAGGAAACTAATAATAAGAGTAGAGCAGCTTATACATTCTTAGGAAGTTTATATAGAGATATATCATCAGTGCAATTAAAACCATATTATGAACTTCAGGATGAAGATCTAATTAAATTTATGAAAAAACAACATGCTGCACTCACTAAATCTAGTAGTATTAAAGTTGGAACAAATAGTAATATAGTGAACATACCAATGGATGATACTAAGTTACAGGACTTTTTTCTTATGATGTGGTTGGATATGGCACACGATAAAATTATAAATGACAAACTTAGTTTTAACGCATATCTTAAATCTAATATAGTAAAATTATTTTACAAGAAAGATATCAAAATAAGAAAGACGGAACTACTCGAAGAATATATCAATGCTAATGTTGTTAGAGATACTCAAGGTGTCTACACGAGATTGTCGGCAGCAGATGCGAATATGGTTACACATTTTAAAAACAGGCGTATAAATTCGGCTCTTAATATACCTAAAATACAATCGATTAAGAATAGAATTATAAATAGATATAAACCTATATATGTCTCATTTGATGCCGAAAACGCCCATTATATATCTCAATTAATCACGAGCTCAGTGTTGAATAATATAAATGCTAGTGGAAAACCAGTCAAAACATATTACCTTAAAAGAATATATACTATAGCTAATTTAATGGATCCCGGGCGTGGTGCGAGTAAAAATGTAGGTGGTTATGGAAAAGCTGGTGGTACTATAGACGAGTTAATTTCTCGTATTTTCGAAAAAGAACCATATTCATCTTTTAAACATAATTATCAGCTATTTGAATTCAGGTTTGGTAATTATTTTACTTTAAAAATTGTACCATCGGAAGGTGAAAGTAAATTCAATGTTGTAATAACAAACAACGAAAATGCCAACACCCTCATACGAACGGGTGTTAAAAGAACTAACGCAAATACTATAGAACAGAAATTATCAAAAACATTTGGAGATCTTATGCAGATATTAACTGTAGCACACTTACGTAAAAATAATCATAATGTCGTATCATCTACACAAGATAGAGCATTCATTGGTGTAACTGGTTTTGTACAACAAGACTTATTCGGTGTAAATCCAGCAATAATAACAGAAAATTCATTAATGGGGGCAAGGGGTGCTATAGGTCTATACGGTTTAAAAAATTATATTAGAAGTAATGTAACCCCTACACGTTCTACTGGAACTACTTTCATACCCAATAACAAGAAAAATAACAATAAAAATAATAATGTAACTAGTGTTCGAAGTAATAATTCAAATAGAACGGTTGTTGCAGAACCACAAAATAATAATAATCTAGGAACACGTATAACGGCTCCCCAAAATCCAGTTATCAATCCAAAAAGACCAAGAAACAATAATGGAACAAATGGACGAAGAGTAACGAGGTCACAAACATCAGCTCGAAAATAAAAACTAATTACGAATCATCATTTTTAAAAATCCCGAAAGTACCGGGTTTTGAAAAGTGTGGTATATTTAACTACGTATACGCCCTATTAGAACATTTTTCTCCTTTGACATTAATTCCTTTTTTAAAGTTTCAAATTTCTTTCTCTCTTTCTGAATTTTCATTATTTCCAATCTAACTTCACCTTCACGTTTCCTTATTTGTAATAATTTAGTATTAATGCTATTTAACTTGTCTTCTATATTATTTATAGCTTTAGTCCGTGGGGTCTTTGGTGTACCCATGTTTCTTATTACTACATTATATTTTATTGTAACTTGGCGAGCTGACGCGCGACTTTCAAAATCTTTTTAGGGTCTTCGCCATTATTCATTCGCGATTTCAATTTTATTTTATTCGACTCTTTGATTTTAATTTTGTTAAGTTTTTCTCTCGTCTCTTTGACGAGATTGTTTCTGTTTTTCGAAAGGGTTAATTTAACTTTCATATCGGCACACAAATCCTTTATCGTTTTCTTTTTACCACCCGCCTTCGTTAATGGTACCTTTTCCTCTTTCGCAACCTTAACAATGTCAGCTTTTTTATACCCTTCACACTTTCGTTTACCGATCTTAACCGTTCCCTTTTTGTTTAAGGACACTTTACCGACCGATGAAATAAACTTGACAAGTTCAATATCTCTTCGGTAAAGTCTTTGTCGGTCGAATGGACCTTTATTTAAAAGAAGTATATCCCCGTTATTCATATTTGATAATCTTGAAATAGAATTAGAAATCTCACCCCGATTTATATTAAAATTCCCCATGTTTCCAAACATGTCTCGATCCTGTAATTTTAAGAATGTTTTTAGGGTTAAATACTTATCGTTACGTTTTATGTAGACGGCTACATCCCCAACTTTAAATTCGTCGTATGCTATATAGTTTACGGCATTTTTTGTTAATATTACGTTTCGCATCTTATTAATAACCGAGATCTTTTTTTACTCTGAAGAGTACGTATATAAAATTACCCAAAAATAGAAAATCGTAATCGTCCACCACCATATACTTTAATATGTGATATTTTTTAAATCGCGTGATGCAATTATTTCATACACAACGCTCCCATCGATAATTTCCTGTTCAACGAGTATGGTTTTTAAATCATCGAGTTCTTTTCTATGTTCTGTAAGTAAACGTATAACTTCATAATAACACAAATCTATAATAGTACGAACCTCATCATCAACATGTTTTGACATGTTATGTGACATGAATTCTGGTTTAATATTCATTTTACCCACAACGTCACTCATACCGTATGTAATTACCATTTCCCGTGCAATTCTATATGTTTGTTCAAAGTCATTAGACGCACCCGTCGTTACTTTATCTTTTCCATACACAATTTCTTCGGCCGCGTGTCCACCAAGTGCGACTTTAATACGCGAAAGTAAATACTCTTTCGTATATACACCAATATCTTCTGGTAATGGCTGAAAATACGTTACTCCGGCTGTCTGACCTCGCGGTAAAATACTGACCTTACGAACCATATCGTAGTCTTTCATTAGAACTCCTATAATTGCATGACCAGCCTCGTGGTACGCGATCCTTGTTTTTTTAAATTCAGAAAATTGACTTCCTTTTAACCCAAAAATAAGTCGTTGGTACACATTCTCTATAATTTGATTAGTTATTGTATCGTGTAATGTATCCCTAACAGATCTAATAGCACATTCATTCATGAAATTTTCCAAATCGGCACCCGTGAAACCCGTCGTCTGTTTCGCAATATTACGTATATTAACTTCATTGTCCAATTTTTTGTCTTTACAATGAACTTTAAGTATGGCTTCTCTACCAGAAACATCTGGTAAAGCCACTTGAATTTTGCGATCAAACCTACCTGGTCTCAATAACGCATCATCGAGTATATCGATACGATTTGTTGCCGCTACAACAACAATATTTGTTTCGTTATTAAACCCATCCATCTCCGTAAGAAGTTGATTAATCGTTTGTTCACGTTCGTCGCTAATAGAAACATTATTTATAGATCGCTTTTTACCTATCGCGTCAATTTCATCAATGAATACAATACACGGTTGTATTTTACGTGCCAATTCAAATAGTTCCCTAACACGTTTTGCACCTAAACCCACATACAATTCAACGAAAGATGATCCCGAACACTGAATAAATGGTACAGAAGATTCTCCTGCAATAGCTCGTGCAAGTAACGTTTTACCCGTACCCGGTTTTCCAGTTAAAAGTGCACCCTTAGGCATGCGTGCACCTGTACCTAAAAACATATCGGGGTCTTTAAGGAAATCAACAATCTCCTCGAGCTCACCTTTAGCATTATCTATACCCTGAACATCACCAAACCGTGTTGTTATATCAGTCTCGATATTAAACGTAGCGTTTTTATTAAATAAACCTTTAACCGAACCCGACATAAAAAATCGAAAAAATAATCCAAATACAACAATCGTAATAAATACAGGTACATTATTCATCCCATATCTCACTGGTATAACATTTACTTCAGTTTTACTACTCGCCATAACCTTCCAAAATTCACTCGACGAATCATATGAAGTTGAAGAATATTCACCATCCTCATCCTTATACCTAAGAAGATTATGTTTTGGATAAAGTCGAACCTCTTTTATTTTATTTTTCTTGACTCCTCGGACAAAACTACTGTAACTTTTACTTTTGTCTGAGTTTTTCGCATATGCTAATGTTAAAGGTCGAACACATTGCATTGCATTATACTACTATAACTATCTAAAATTTTCCGAGAACCGCCTACATATAATAAACCAATTTACACTTAAGAAAAATATTTCTCCTTCTTCATTCATATAATATTATGGTAAAATAATATCATCCCTATCTCTATATTGATCAAAACTATCATACGCATCTATATATGTTTGTATTGTATCGCCTTTCGATTCTATACTACTTTTTAAATC